GCCGCGCCAAGACTGGCGCAATCTCCTGTCGAGCATGAAAGGAAAAACAAATGCTGGCATCTAAACGTCTTGAACTGCGCCGGTCTGAAATCCGGCAGAACCTTGCCGAACTGGCGAACATCGAAAGCCCCTCTGAGGATGAGGTGCGCAAGATGACGGATCTGGACGCGGAATATCGCGCCAAGGAAGTCCAATACCGCGCCGCCCTTGTCTCTGAGGATGAGGAACGCCGGGAAGCCGGGGCCGAACTCGAAACCCGCGACGGCAAGGAATACGAGGATCTGGTGTCCCGTTTCGAGGTGCGCCAAGTCCTGTTGAACATGGATACGGGGCAAGCCTTGGAAGGGGCGACGGCTGAGGTGGTGCAGGAAATGCGCTCCAAGGGCCGTTTCACCGGCACCCCCGTGCCGATGGAAGCCCTTGAGGTTCGGGCCGGTGAAACCGTGTCGAGCGGCACCCCTGACCCGCGCACCACGCGCCCGATTGTGGACCGGCTCTTTGCCAATTCGGTGGCCACCCGCATGGGCGTTGCCGTGGTCAATATCGGTGTCGGTGAAACCGAATGGCCGCTTGTGACCAATGGGGCATCGGCAGGCTGGGCCGCGTCCGAAAATGCCAACGTGCCGGGGCCGTCTGCCCTGACCGCTGAGGACAAGGCGCTGAAACCGGATCACACGCTTGGCGGGCACGTTCGTGTCACGCGCAAGGCTCTGGCGCAATCCGGGGCCGGTCTGGAACAGGCAATCCGGCGCGATCTGGGCAACGTGATGCGCGTTGAACTTGATCGGGCGGTGTTCCAGGGGTCCGGGGCATCCGGTGAGCCTCTGGGCATCATCACCGGGCAATCCACCTACGGCATCGGCACCACGGCAATCGACGCGGCGGCATCTTATGCGGCGTTCCGCGATGTGCTGACCACGTTCATCAACGCCAACGCGATCGAAGGGCCGTCCGGTGTCAAGCTGATGATCCGCCCCGAACTCTGGGCCGCTCTGGATGATGCGTTCATCACGGGCACGTCTGACACGGAATGGGATCGGCTGACCCGGCGCTTTGGGGCCGCGAATATCGTGCTGGCGACCAATGCGCTTGCCGCCCCGGCGGGTGGCCCCCCGGTGGAAAGCGATGCGCTCTTGACCTGCAATGCCGGTATCGCGCCCGCGTTCCTTGGTGTCTGGGGCGGCATTGACCTGATCCGCGACGTTTACAGCGGCGCGCAATCGGGTGAGCTGCGCATCACGGCGCTGCAAACGGTTGACATGCAGGTGCCCCGCGCGACCGGCCTGCACGTCCTGACGGGTCTGCAATAATGCTCTGGGGCGGTGCAGAGGGCGGGCTTGAATTGCGCCGCCAAGGTGGGGGTGCCCGGTTGTCCGGGCGCTTCCCCTATAACCGTCGCGCGGTCCTGTCGGATGGTGGCAGGACCGGGCGACCCCGCAAGGAAGTGATTGCGCCCCGCGCGTTTGCCTATCGGGTGGACCGGCCTGAGGAGGATATTCACCTCTTGCTGGGCCATTCCTATGATCGGCCCCTTGCATCGCGCAAGGCCGGGACGCTGGAAATCACGGACGGCGATGATGCTCTCACATTCGAGGCGGACATAACGCCAGAGATTGCGGACACGTCGCACGGGCGGGATGCGCTGGCGATGATCGGCGCGGGCCTTGCAATTGGACTTTCGCCGGGGTTCCGGTTGCCGCCCAAGCGCGCAGTGCCTGAGCCGGAAATGATCGAGGATGAGGGCCACGACCCTGAGAACGGGGCACATAACGCGATCATCCGCACGGTGCTGGCGGCGTTGCTCTACGAACTGAGCATTGTGACCCGCCCCGCCTATGACGAGGCACAGGTTGAAGCCCGGTCATGGGTGCAAGCGCCCAAGTCGCGGGTGTTCCTGCCAAACCGGCGCAATCGGTGGAGGGCCTGACATGACGGTTGATATTCTAAAGCAATTCGAGGCGGTCCCGGCGGCGTATCCCATGCCCCCGTTGGACCTTTCGCCAGACGCGGCGGCGCTTGATCCTGACATGCTTTGGGCGCGCATCGAGGACTATTGCGCGCATCGGTGGACCCCGCGCGAGGTGGTCTGGACCGTCCTGGGGGACGGTGGCGATCAATGGCACCCGCCCCTGACGCCCATTGTGTCCCGCGAGGGGCATGTGTGGCGCAATGACGCTTGGGTGCCCGTGAGCCTGCTGGACGGGCCGCTGGGCATCATCCTGCCCCATGACGGCACGTTCAAGGTGACGGCTCAGGTGGGCGGCGGTGACGTGCCAGCGGCGGTGCTGGGGGCGTTCACACGGCTTGCCGAATACAGCGCCGACACTGAGGAACGCGCGGGTGCAACCGATTATTCGGTGAACCTTGGCGGGGCAATTCAAGAAAGTTACCGGCGCTATCCGTCATGGCTGGCGCGGGCGATGCAATACAGCGGCGCGGCGGACCTACTGCGCCCATATCGGAGGGCTTGATATGTGGCCATTCAAACGAAAACAGCCTGAGACGGAAACCCGCTCTGCCAATGGTTACGCGGCGATGATGATGGCGGCGCGGGCCGAATATATTACCGGCACCACGGGCGCGGCGGAACTCACAAGCGCGGTGCAGTCTTGCGTGTCTTTCTGGGAAGCGGGCTTTGCGATGGCCGATGTGGACGGCACCGACCTGCTGACCCGTCGCCTGCGGGCCGTGATGGCGCGGCAACTGGCCTTGCGCGGGGAATCGGTGTTCTACATCACCGACGATGTGATGGTGCCGGTGAGCGATTGGGACCTGCAAACCCGGCTGGGCCGTCCGACTGCCTATCGCCTGACCCTGCCCGATATTGGCGGCGGGCAGACGGTGACGGCGCTTGCGGGTGAGGTGGCCCATATCGTGACCGGGGCAGACGCACGGCAACCTTGGGCCGGAACGCCCCCGCTGCACCGCTCTGGCCTGTCTGCGGGCCTGCTGCAAACGATGGAAACGCTCTTGTCAGACGTGTATCGGGACGCGCCCATTGGCAGCGGCGTGGTGCCCATGCCCGAAAGCAAGGAAGCCGATTTGCAGGACATTGCGCGCGGCTTCAAAGGCGCGCGGGGCAAGATGCTGGTGCGCGAAAGCGTGAGCGTCCAAGCCGCTGGTGGCCCCCAGCCCAATGCCGATTGGAAGCCCCAGGACCTGACCCCGGACCTGCAAAAGACGGACGCCTTGGGGGCGCATGGGGCCGCGCGTGATGCAATCCTCTGCGCGTTCGGGGTGTTGCCTGCCATGCTGGCGCGCAATGCCCAAGGACCCCTAGTGAGGGAGGGGCAGCGCCAGCTTGCGACGTGGACCCTGCAACCGCTGGCAGAGATCGTTTCCGAGGAACTGACGGACAAGTTGGGCCAGCCGGTGCAGATGGACACGCTCAGGCCGCTACAGGCTTATGACGCCGGGGGCCGTGCCCGCGCGGCGGCGGGCGTGGTGCAGGCTCTGGCGATGGCCAAAGAGGCGGGCGTTGATGCGGATACCGCGATGAGATTGGTGGGTTGGAAGGATTGAGTGATGAAAGAAATACGAGTGGGGCGCTGGCTGATTTACGGACTAATTGAGGAAAGAACTGGTTGTCTTTTCTACGTTGGCAAGACGCACAAGCGGCGTGAGCACCGCTTGAGGGAGCATTTAGAAGCTGCACATGAAGGCAGTCGCTACCCGGTCCACCATCACATACGCAAAATTTTAGCGGCTGGAGATGCACCGGGCATCTTTGTGCTTCAACGGATAAAGCCAAGTGATTCTTGGAAGGAGGCAGAGAGATTCCAAATCCGATATTGGCGTGAACTCCGCCGTGACTTGCTTCCAGTGCTTCACCAAGCACAAACGCGTAAGAGCGACGACGTATGGATTCGCAGCATCAATCTGCAAAACGTCCGCGACGGAGGCTAGAAGAGACGGCGTCTGTTACCCCAGATGTTACCCCACGCCAAAATCCACCAATACCGCTTAAAGCGGTTTATGCTAACTTGTTGCTTTCTTGGGGTTTTTTGGCTCCGGCGGTAGGGATCGAACCTACGACCAATTGATTAACAGTCAACTGCTCTACCGCTGAGCTACGCCGG